GAGGTTCCTCTTCAATAACAAATAAAAGTGTATTTAGATATGGATGTTTGTATATAAATCTACAATTTTTTGGAAGAACAAACATATGAGGTATATCATTATCATCGGTTATAATATTTTCTATTTGAAAATATGGAAGTTTATTCATTATTAATTCATTATTTTTATCTAAAGATTTTCTATTAAAATCAGGATAATGAAAATTTACAAAAAATTTTTCTTTATTACCGATCATTATATAATTAGCCATTAAATCCCCCTTTTGTTTTTTTTAAATTTGAAAAAAATGGTGGGAGTAGAGGGAATTGAACCCTCACGAGGTAATCCTCACGAGATTTTAAGTCTCGCGTGTCTACCAATTCCACCATACTCCCATATCTTTCTAATTAGATTACTTCTAATTTACCTTCGATGTAAAAAAGTTTAAATATTTTACCTTTAATTTGCATCAATTTTTTATAATCTTCAATATCTAATTTAACTTCTGAAGGTTTTATTCTACTTTTAGGTTTCATTATGGAAATTATATTTTTCACGAGTATTCTCCTTTGATGTTTTATAAGAAGCCATTATATTATAAATAATATAATGGCTTCTTTTCTTTACAAATTAAATTTCTTCGATAACAGTTTCTTGTTTCGGCCAAAATGATGCTATAAAAATTCCATCACATTCAACTTCATTTTTAACTGAATTTTGTGTGATGGTCAAAATTCCAGTATGCTCTAATAACAATAAACGTCGACCATTTTCATTAAAATCACAATGAACCTTAATGGAATTTTTTGATTTGACCTTTACATTATTATCAAAAGAAATAGATGAAACCAATAATGGTTTGAAACATTTCTTGGTTTTATTGTTGCTAATGATGATAAAATGAACTGGTCTAAGTTCATTTGTCAGAACAAGGGAATCCAGTTTATAAAACATATGTTTTCCCTTTGAATAAACGCTTGAACCGCTTGTTACTCTTACCTTGGGTATTTGGTATGACAAACTCAAGATATTCTTCAGATCCAATGAAGGAATCTGAAGATCCTCGATATCAGGATACGACATTTCCTTTGCCGTTTTTCCCATTTGTGACTCAAAATGAGTCATAATTGGGACTAATTTTTCCTGAACGTCATTGATGATTTTTTCATCTAAAGGTCCTTCATACCGAGGAATGAAAAAAGGTTCATTTCTCCGAACATAGATTGTTACGTTCGGAAGGGTGGATGGTACAATCCGATAGGTTTTCTCTAACTTGTCAGTGAAAAATTTCTTGGGTATCTTGAAAGTCTGATCATGGTACACAAACACAAAACAATTTGTATCATTAACAATTTTTAACATAAAAGCTCCCCTTTCATTTTATTTTTATTCACTAATTAATATATATAGACTTTTTTGTTTTAAAATGAAAGGGAAAAATTATGATTCTTCAATAGATGGTTTAGTTTTTTGAAGAGCTAGATGAGCTTCTCTGATAGATGTGGGTACTCTTGGTTTAGAATCTGTATGTAAATCCATTTCTGGTACACTTTTAATTGAAGAGGGATTATATTCATAATTAGATAATCTTTCAGGTATTCTTTTTTCACTTGATGATGAATATATTGGTTCAATTTCACTGCTAGCTTTTAACGTATTAAGATATTCACCCAAAACAGGTCTATCTGTACCGCTTTTACCTATAACCATTGTTGAAAATAATTGTTGAAGTTCAATTCTAACATCAACCAATCCTACTCTTTTATTCCAAGCAACGAGTCCTTGATCACCACCCTTCGTAACTGTTATTGATGATATTGCACCAGATTCTAAACTAAATAGTCCATTTGTTCTGACTTTAACAAAAAATGGATAAGAATATGTTTCACCATCTCCTTGAATAATAGGACAAGCTAATGTTAATAACGCAGCTAATGGACCAATAATGAATTTTTCAGTCATTTGTTTATTTCCTGGAGATGGATTATATAATCTTACCTGTAATGAATAATTTATTCCATATGAGCTATTTTTCCAAACTGAAGGGAAATCTATTTTTTGACCGGCTAATAATTTATCTGACATTTCCACAAAACCTTTACCCCAACTCAAATTTGGATTTTTAGATATTCCCTCACCAAATTTTCCAAGTTCCTCCATTGCATTCATTCCGGTTTTACCAATTCCTGCTGAAATATTACCCATATCTGACATTGCTTCAAAAATATGTTTTAATGCATCAGAAGAAGTTCTCTGACCAGTCATTTGTGTAATGTCTCTAGCTGTATCAGAAACAACATCTGTAATTCTAGATAAAAATGTTTGTCCATATTCATTATTGAATGTTTCTGTTGGAAATGAATCTGCAACAAAAACAACCTTTAATGGTTTTGATGAAATCGAATAACCTAATGATTCTAAAATTGTATTATAGGTTTTCCAATGTGGTATTAATCTAAATGAATTAATTCCTTCAGAAAATCTAGGTAAACAAGGCGTAATATATGCAATAGGTAATGAGTTAATATAAACACCATTACTTTTTTTGTGTGGGGGAATTGGAGGAGCACCTATTAAATCAGGAACATTACTTTTTTTAATATTTGGTTCTTTAACATATTTCATTATTGAAGTTGTTGTTGGCATTTTATATTTTAATCTCCTTAATCAATATCACCTAAAATTATATTATCTAAATGTCTATCTAATAAAGTTCCTTTATTTGAAAGATTATTTAACCCTCTATCAATATTTTTCATTGAACTCATCATACTACTTGAAACATTCATTATCATATTTGTATTATTTTGTTGTGAATTTTTAAATAATTCTTCATTTGCCTTTTGTGAATTTTTATTATTTGCTGAAATAGAATTTTTTATTAATAATTCTTTTGTTATATCATTTTCTATTAACATATTTTTATCAACTAATTTCCCTTTTGTTGAATCAGAAATATTTTGTTTATTAAATTTAGCCATTTCTATAAATAAACCACTTCTTATATTCTCTGGAGATATTCCCGATCTTTTCGCTTTTTCAACAATATAATCTGGAACAATAACTTCACCTTTTAATAATCTAGCATATCTTTCACGTTCATTATATCCACCTGTATGATATGATTTTGTTTTATTTAACATTGATTCATATCTTCCTACATCATATTTTCCTTTTTTGTTATATTCTTCAATTCTAGATTTTTGTCTTTCTCTGGCTCCTTCTAATGATTCTGTTATAGCTGAAGGATCAAATTTCTTTATTAAATTTATTACAAATCTTATCGGTGCAAGAATTACATTTTTTATAACATTAAATACTTTTTCAATATCTATACCTATAAAATCAGAAATACTCTTTACTTTTTCTCCAATATAATCTTTAACTTTACCCATTAACATTAACGTCATTCTTATAGGAAATGTAACTAAATCCCATAATTTTTTAACCTGAAATTTGACTTCATTCCATGCTAAACTTAATCCTAAAGAAATATTTTTACCACCAATAGCTCCTAGTAAACCACCTGTTATGGCTCCAATTATACCACCTATAAACGTTCCAACAATAGGTACCGTCGAACCTATTGCCATACCAGCACCTAATCCTTTCAATGCTCCAGATTTAGCTCCTGCCAAACCTTGTTTTGTACCACCAAGAGCACCACCAACTAAAGAAAAAACTCTTTCCGACATTGTTGCTTTTTCGCCCTTTTTTATTTTAAACCATTCTTTAGTTTTTAATAATCCTTTAAAAGAATCAAAAAGCATTTGAAAAAGACCAATAATTGAAGCAATTCCTGGTAAAAATTTTGTAAATCCTATAGCAACTCTACTTATGGATAAAAGAGTTTTCAGTCCAAATTTTGAAAAAAATAAGCTAAATTTACTTAATCCTTTAGCAATTTTTCCAACATTTAATTTACCAATTCCTTTTATTAATCCGAATAATGGTTTTCTTAACATCATAGCTAACAAAAATGGAGATAATAAAATTTTAGCTGGTAATAAATATAATTTACCTAATAAATATAATAATAAAAATTGAATTTTTCCAATACCTTTACCGAAAAATTTCTTTTTATTTTCTTTTTCTAAGTCTTTACCCATTCCTTTTTTAAAGAATTTATTAAGATGACCCATTACAGATGCGTGTGTTTTTTCTGTTTTTTCTTTAAATTTATTTTTTACAGTTGAATATTTTTCCTTAATATCATTTTTTAAATCTTTTTTATGATATTCTCTAAATTGTTTATCATTTTTTAAGAGTGAAAGAAATTCTATTGATTTTTTAACATTCTCTTTTACACTTTCTTTTGTTTTTTTAACATTCTCTTTTACACTTTCTTTTGTTTTTTTATATTTTTCAGAAATTACATTTTTTATTGAATTTTCTGAAGTTTCTGAGATATTTTCATTTTCTGCCTCTTTTTTACCGATAAAAGCAACTGCAAGATTTCTTAAATATTTTGTTTGATCTCTTATTGAAGCATATATAAAATTTAATGAAGTGACAACAAATTGAATAGGATTTTTCTTAGCTTTTTGTAAATCAGACATTGCAGTAGATTTGGTTATCTTTGATATTAAATTTCTTATTGGGAAATTAAAAATTTTTGATGCTGTAAAAATATATAATATTTTTCTAAATAAAGGACTTTTTAATAATCTTGCTCTAAATGATACAGCCAATTCATTTGATAAAGATGTTATACCTGTTCTCATTTTCATTACTTCGGTAATTAATTTATCAAAATAAACCGAAATAACGGAAGCTGGTGAAATAACTTCTCCAGCATGAACATTTACTAAACCACTTTTTTTAACAAAACCACCTTTTTTAAGTGATGGAATATCATCTAGTTCATTTTTAATATTTTTATTACCAAAAATTGCATGTTTAATACCACTTAAAAATTTGAATGGGGATTTTATTAAAAAAGCTAAAAATTTAAATGGTAGTGCTATTGCTTTAAAAGGTAATTTTAATAATAATTTTATTGTATCTGTAATAAATCCAAAAATACCTCTCTTTTTAAATTCATCATGTGCATAATCAGCTGCATCTCTAAAATTCTCTTTCATTCTGTCGGCAAAAGATGAAAAAACTCTTGTATCCATAAATTTTGATACAAAATAACCAAAAATTGGTGTTGATTGTGCTAACATTGTAGCCATGTAATTAGATTTATTAAATTGTATATCTTCATTTATTGTTGATGATATTTTAGTAACCGCATGTTTTGATGATTTAGCAGTTCCTACTAAAATATTTTTTGCTGTTTTAGATACATCATCAACAACAAAACCTAATTTTCTAAGAATAACCACAATTGAATTATTTACTTCTTTAATTCCTTCAGTATATCCTATTTCTTTTGTTCTTAACATTTTTGCAGATTCTAACTGAGTTTTAGAAACAGAAGAAATTCTTTTTGTAATTTCATTCAATTGTTTAGTATTTTTTTCTTGATATTTTCTTATTAAATCAACAGTAGAATCGATTTTATATAAATTATTATTTTCATCTTCTAAATCTGATTCATTAGCTAAATCTTCAATATCATCAAAATCATCATAATCCATTTATTTTTAACTCCTTATAAATGTTATCATATCAACATATGAAGAATTTAAATTTTTATCTTTTATTTGTTTTAACAAATCTGAATTAATATTATTCATATCCTTAAATTCATTTTCTATTGATTCATCATTATTTAATACTATAATATCATTGAAGTTTTTCATAACTATACTATCTTTTTTCTCCAAAATTAAAGGTGGATCATATTCTCTAACATAATAACACAATGAAATAGATAAAGCCAAGTCATCTTTACAACCTGTATCTGCTTCAACTTTTCCGTTTTTCTTTTCAACTAATCCTATCAATTGCATTGCAGTTCTTGATGATTTAATACTATTGGTATATTGGGTAATATATTTATATAATGCATTAATCATTAAAGGTCTTGTTTTTAAATTTGTTGTTAAACCGGAAGATACTTTACCTTCACTCTTTTTCTCTTTATAAATTGGAATATTATTTTCCGTTTTATTATCGAAATATTCAACTACTTGATTTCCATAAGAATTTTTTTCAATAATTAATAGACCGTGGAACCTATGAGCTACATATTCAATTATCTTACAAAAATTTGTAACTGATATTTTTCCTTTATATTCTGCAACTTGTTCTGCTGTCTCATAATCAATTACATTAATTGCAGATTCATCTGATCCAAATTCAGGTGCAGTATCAACACCTATCAAATAGTAAGAATCATTGTTTGGCTCTTCAAATTCCCAAAATTCAGAATTAAAAAGTTTAACTTTCTTTCTGGGTTCTCCCTTATCTTCTTGTAATATAATACAAACTTTATCATCAAAGAATGATCCACCAGAAGGTAAGAATTTTAATTCCAATTCCTGTTCAATTTTCTTTGGATCATTATCAAATAATCTACATTGAGTATTATACCATTCAGGATCATTAGCTAATTCTGGAATCATTTTCCAATGAATTATAAATGGTTTGAAAATACTATCATAATCATCAGATATAGCTTGAGTATATTTTTTATAATACCAAGCTCCTGTACCCATTGTTTTATTAGGGGTACTTAATATAATAGTTCCATAAGGGATCCCAGAATTTCTTGCATGTTTTTGAGATGTCGATAAAGCCGGAACCATTGAAGTCCAAGCTTCATCAATATTTTTAATAAATGCAGCTTCATCAATTACTAAAAATGTAATTGGTTTACCTCTTAATGTTTTTTCAGGAGCTTGAGGATTAACAGTTGCCGCAAATACTTTAGAACCATTTTTTAAAATAAAACTCTGTTCTGTGTATTTATCAAATCCTGGATTCATCCATGATGGTAACTTCTCGACCATTCCTCTAACAGCTCTAGCAAAATCTGTAGCTTCTTTTCCATCCTTTGATATAATTCCAACTACAACATTATCAAAAAATACAACTAACCATGAACATAATGCCTGAATAATAGTTGAAATTCCAACCTGTCTACTTTTTAAAACTAAAAGATATCTTTCAATTAATAATTTTTCTATTAATTCTTTTTGTTTATCATAAGGTTTTAAAAGAATATCTCCACCTGGAATCTCAATTAAAACATGATTTTCACAATAATGTTCAAAAGACTCTTTACATTTTATAAATTCCTTTACTTGTTGAAGTTTTGTCATTTAAATTATCCAATTAAAATTTTATAGTGTTTTATTTGTTCTTATTAATATTAATTTAGCAAAACTCATCCAATTTCTTACAGATTCTCTTGAAAATGATAAATCTGATGACTTTAAAATATATTTACCACTTAAATCAATATATTCTAATGTCCCTGTTTTAAGCATTACAGGTTCACCAATTTTCATTAAATTTAAAATAGGTAAATTTTTCTCTAAATTTACAATCACATTTGATAATCCTATAATTGATCTGGCTATTCTGGAATTTGCAAAAACATCAGAAAGTTCATTACCCGTTTGTGTTGTTTTATATGTTTCTCTTTCATTTAAAATTGGATCAATAAATAATTCTTTATTTTTAACATTTGCTCCAAAATCAGAACAAATTTTTTCTAAATCCTGTGAAATAATATGATATAATCTATCACTAGGTTTAACAATATGATTAATTTTTTTAGATAATGAAGCTAATTTTGTATTTCCAGAATATGTGTTAACTAATGAATCATAAGAATAAAAATTTTCACCGTCTATACATTTATTAATAATCTTTTTATTATCTTCACCATCTGTTGATAATTGATAAATATTAAAAATTTGACTTTTTGTTATTCTTTTTGATAAATTAAAAACATTAAAAACATTATCATATTGACAAAAACCTGAATTTGAAGCGCCATTATAAATACCAAAATTATTATCTAAATATCTAATAACTTTATTTAATGGCATAGGTGGTATAACTATTTGTTCAATTTTTTCATTATTAATATTATCATTGTCAATATTTAATTTAGCTTTTGTATTTTTTGAAACAAAATCACTAATTATTTCTTTACAAGTTTTGTTAATATAAATCTCATTTATTAATGTACTTGTTGTTTTAAATGCATTTCTAGGTACAGTTACAAATGTTACTCTTTCTAAAAATTTATTATCTTCTTTAGATTGAGTATTTCTTATAGTCATTTTTGAATCTGAACTTAAATGAATTAATTCCATTCTTATTTCTTCTGTAAATTGATTTTCAGTTCCTCTTCCCAAATATCTAATTATAAGATTAATGGGATCTTTACCATAAATTCTTTCAAAAATAATATCAGTTTGATCTAAAATCATTTCTAGAATAACAATTTGATATGAACTAACTAAACTTGAAATTATCCTTAATGAAATAAGATCATTTGAATAATCAAGATTATTAATTTTAACCTGAATATCATATCCAGTATCTGGTATATTTCTTCTTTTTATTTCTGGCATTGACAACCTTTTTTAATTCTTATTTATGTATTTGTTCTGGGTTCTAAAACAAAAAAAAGGATTTATCTATTATTAAAGATAAATCCTTTTTTAAATATTTTTTAAGAATTTTTAGGCGGCAATTCTTTGAGATTCGATAAATTCTAACATTCTATTTGGAATAACCATAAATCTTTCAACAATATTTTCAAGAAGAACTTTTGCATTAAGATTACCTTCATTTGTTGTAAATTTTGATAATGCCATAAACAAATCCCAACTTGAAATTGAATTGTTATTTTGACGGATTTCATTTATTGAATTGGAAACTAATTCTCTTCTTTTCTTACCCAATGAATCAATAACATCAAGAATCTGTAATAATGTTTCTTCATTTATTTGTTTTTCCATATTAACTTCGATTAATGACGAAAGATTACCTGACATAACTTGAATATAATTGTTAATATTATCGTAAAATGTATTTGAACTTCCTTTAATATGGATTTTATCTATTGTTCCAAAAGATTTTCTCATTGTTAAGGTATTTGAAATTACATTTTCTCTTAATATTGAAAATCCAAATGAAATTTTTACAAGATGAGTCCCATTATATGAATTGACAATCGTAACCATTGGGTGAATATCACCATCTCTTGATGGAAAACTGTTGTTTCTTATTATCATTTCATTTAACATCACTGTTAATTTTGGATTAAGATTACATTTTTCAATTATTTCTGCATTTCCATCATTTAATGATTCAATTACTTCATTAACTATGTTTTCATTACCTTCAAAATGATATAAATGAGATACTATTCCTTGATATTCATATGATGGTTCTTCTTCGGGTTTTGCTGTATATAAAGCCAAAATTGGAATTTCTTCTTTAGAATTCTTTGTCTCAACTAATTCATAAAATAATTTTGAATATTTATCTCCATATTTAAATGTATCGTTTTCAAAAATAAGACCACTATTTACAAGTCTTTCAATATTTTCAGGAACCATAAATTCTCCTTTTTTATCTTATTCTTCGAGCTTTTGCTCTTAAATAAATATCTCTTCCATCAAAGTTAAAATCTTTTTCAATTGAAATTATTTTAAAGTAATTTTCAGCTTCAATAAAATATTTTAATCTATCTTCTGACCATAAACTAAGATGAGGAGATGGTTGATCTGCTAATAATTCATAAGTTAATAAAAGATCCAATGAATGCCAACTTGGATCATTAATATCTTCATCTATTAACATTTTTGCTAATTTATGTGAATCTGGAACAATAATATCTATTTCTCCATTTAATTTCAATGATGTTGCCAACAAATATAAGAAATATTGAATATTAGATTTTGAAACATGTTCTAAAAATCTATAAACAGTAATTATATTAAATTTTAAAATAGTTTTTTCTAAAAATTCAAAAATATCAGAATTTATAAATATATTATTGTTTTTATTTGATTTATCATTCACGATAAAATCTTCAACTTCATCAATTTTATATTTGCTATAATATCCTAAATCAACATTTAATAAATTATATGTTGGATTATATTTATCAACATCAATTGATTTTATTTTTCCTCCGGCTGCATTTAAAACAAGAAATTTACTTTCCATATTTTTCCTCTCATATGAAATCCATTACTAATCCTTTGACAAAATCGTATAAATAAATTTCTAAATATTTACTTTTTTGAATATCATTTGAATCTATTAAATTAATTGAATTTTTATTTATTTTTATTTCACCATATTCATAGAAAAATAATCTATAATGTAAATCATCATAAGGAATACAAAATAATTCAATATCATCACTTTGATAAATATATTCTTTAATATTTTCTATTCCTTTAAAAATTTCGATTTTACTAACATAATTAATTTCTAATAACTTTCTATAAATTTCATTTAATTTCTTATATAAATCTGCAATACCCTTAATTATTAATTCATTTTTATTTGTTAACGCAATAAACTTGGTTTTATCAACTGATATTATCATTTTAGTAAAAATATTTCTTAATTCTAATGGTAAATAAAGATCTCTATTCTTTAATAATTTATTACTTAAAAAACCATCATATTGTCTTAATATAATGTTATTATCTTTAAGTTCATTTCTTTTGATATATTCAGAAATTATATTATTTGTTGTTTCTTTTAAGATATTAGATATTACTTTATTTTGACCCATTAACTTTCCAATTTGGATATTTCTTTTCATTTTATCATTTTTATCTATATTCGATAAATCATATCCTAATGATTTCAAAATATTAAAATGACATGCTGATATATCATATGAATAAATGTCGGTTAAGAAAAATTTTTCTGAGTTAATTTTCATATTATTTTTGAAAAAGGGATATATCCCTTTTTTCGAGGATATATCCCTTTATTTTTTGAATTTAGTTTGAGAAAATCTTTAAAAGAATATTATCAATTAATAGATGATGGTTAATATCAATTGCATCACTATATTTTTCATTAAAATACTTAATTAAATCTAAATTTGAAGTAATATTTTCTTGTGTCTTTGAAAATGGCTTATAAAGAAGCATAACATTTTCTTTATTTACATCATTTTCGATAATCGAATCTATGTGATTTGAAATATCTTCAATATTTTGGGAAAAACCCTCAATATCTACATTTGATATATTTCTATTCTTAATTTTTGTATAAAAATAGGGAATAAAATATTCCCTTGTTTCTTCATTTTCAATAATTGTCTTTTTATACATTGCAAAACAATGAATCCCCGAACTAACAATATAACATCTTGTATATATATTATCAGATAAACGAATATTTACTCTAATTGTACCATTTCGATAACACATCATATCATCGCTTGCTAAATCTGGAATGATAATCTTTTTTGTATTCTTTAAAAGAAATAATTCTTTGAGATCTGGATTTGTAAGATTTATTGACTTTAGAATAATTGTATCTGATTCAATATCAGGCATTTCAAGTCTAATACGCCTGATATTTATAGATTCCCTAGTGATAAACTTTTCAATCCATTCATATAAATTAATAATGGGGATTGAAATTGTAGATACCTGATCATCTAAAATTTCATTTGTTTCTTGAGTATTTAATTCTTGAGTACTTTCTTCATTTTCAATTTCTTCTGATCTTACTTCAATTTCTTCATTAATTTCAGTTTCATCAGAATCTAAATTTTCAACATTGACGTTCTCAATTTCTTCTCTGTATTCATTAATTTCCCTGACTAGATTCATTATTCTCCTCCAATTTTTTTATTGTTATTCTTTTCTTACCTTCATTAATATAAAGTATTTTATAAATCTCATTATTAATTTTAATATTTTGTTTTAATTTTAAATTTATTTTTTCATTATCATTTAATAATCTAATAGAAAATGTTTTATTTTTTTCATTATAATAACAAACTTCATATTCTAAAAGATTAATAATATAAATTTCTTCAATTTTCAACATAAAAAATACTCCTTTAGATGATATTTAATTCATTAAAACCATTTTCGATACCTTTCCAATTGATTGCAATTGCTTCATGAGTATGAATACTTTCAAAATGAGTGCATTTTACAATCCAATCTAAAATCCGTTTATCATTATCTAAATTATTTGAAATATAACGAACTGCATCTTCAACAAACATTGTATTTTCATATGATACTCTTGCAAATTCCTGTTCATCAACTCTTCTAAGAATAGGAACAGGAGATGTTTTTACCGCATCTTCAACTAATTTTATAATATCTTCTAACCATAAAGTATCATCTAAAATATTTGGTAGAACTAAAACATTAGCATAACTTCTTTGTGCGTGGGGGTAACCATGTTTACCTGAAAATTCAAGATGATTACATAAAGAAGCACTACATGGACAATAACTTGCATAAGGAACTTTAACTCTTTGTAAAAATCTAAAAGAATTTTTAATAAGTCTTCCTTCAAAAGAACATTTATAAAACTGAGGGAATTTTAATTTAGTAATTGGTGCTTCCTTTATTATAGGAAAATCAAAATCAAACCGTATATAACTATCATCTGAATTGGTTTCTACTGCATTTTTAAATTCACTAAGAATATCAATTAATAATCTATGTTTTAATGGTAATTCTAGATATTTAATTAAGGTTCTCATTAACATACTCATTGAGATACCTTTTTTATCTGAATCTAAATTTGTAGACATAGAAATATTTGATAGAATTTTTTGATAACCACCATTTTTAATTTCTAAAACAATATTTGTCCTTACATTTTCAACACCCACTTGTCTTATTGGAATCTTAAATTCAGGTTCTGTTGTATGTTGAATATCAGGAAGGTCAGGAACATTTTTCATTTGCAGTTTTTCTCCTTATATTTTTAATCAATACTAATACCAATTGTTTTAAGATAGGCCTCTAATAATTTAACACTTTCTGGAGTTTGACATTCATCCTTTATTTCTCTTATAAATTCAGATCCAATTGAATCTCGAATATATTTATTTTTTAAATCAATTGAATCTGATTTCGTTGTTGTCATTTCTGTTAAATTAGTTAGACCCGCATGAGATATAAAACAAAATGTTTCCATTTCACCAGATCTTTGACCACCTTTATTTTTTCTACCACTGGGTGGTTGCATTGTTTTTCTCATATAAGGACCTATGCCTCTAGCTGCCAAACGTTCTTCAGCTATATGTACCATTCTAAAGAAATACATGTAACCTAATGCAACTTTACTTATAATTTTTTGTTTTGATATCTCATCAAAAATATCATATCTAAATTCTGTATTTGTAAATTCACATGCCTTTTTAATTTGATCACAAGTAGAAGATTCAAAAGGTGGAGCTATAATATAGAAATTTTCTATAAATTTTTCATCTATAATAGAATTATTTAATTCTTCTTTAACTTGTAATGTGTACCAATTATCTTTTGTATTATCTAAAATCTTAATATAATCTAAAATATACCCTTTTAACTCATCTTGACTTAATTCTTTATTATTTAACATTTCATTTAATTTAATTTTAAAATCATTTACAGACATACCCATATGTAATTCAAAAATCTGACCTACGTTCATTCTTGAATATGTTGATAATGGATTTATAATAATATCTACATGTTTTCCATCTTCTGTTTTGGGCATTAAATCATGGGGTAAAATTTTTGAAATAACACCTTTGTTTCCATGTCTATTTCCAATTTTATCACCTATTTGTATTTTTCTACTAAAAAATCCACCTATTTTTATATAAATACCATTAATTCTTTCACCTTTAAATTTAAATCTTCCTCGATTATTAAATCTATCTAATCCTTTTTCTCTAATAACTTCAATTGCTTTTTTCTTTGAAAATAATTTAAAAATTAATTCTTGAATTTTTTTATTATATGATATTTGACTCTCAAACTTTTTATCAACCCAATGTCTAAATTGAGGTATTATATTATTATATTCATTTGGATAAATTTCAACATTTGTAATCAAAACATCTTTGTTATAAATTAAAGGAATATTTTCTTCAAAAATAGATAAATAATTCATTGGATCATTAGGAATATCTTTCATAATAGCATAAGGATTACCTTTTAAAATTAATTCTCTTTTATGTTTTCTATAATATGCTTTATCTTTTCCTGGCTCTGAAAATTCTATATCGGGATTTGGTTCAGGTAATGGTTTATACCTATTTTCATCTAAACTCAATAATAATTTATCTGGAGGTAAAACAAATGAAAGATTTGCATAATGAATTGATGTAAACGAATCATCATTTAATAATCTATCTGAAATTACAATTGCGTCTTCATAATTATATCCATAAAAAGGCATTATCGCAGTAAGAAGATTTTTTCCGATGTTAATGCTTCCATTTTTACAAAAATTACTCTCTGCGATTATATCTCCCTCTGAAACTTTATCACCTAATTTAACATATACATGCATAATATCCATATTTTTTACATAAATATGTCTATTATCTATATCAAATATATCATAATCATTATCTTTATATGCAATAATTACAAATTTTGAATCTAGATAAATTACTTCTCCATCTTTTTTTGCCCTTTTAATAAATTGGGTCTTATCAGTATATAAATTTTCACAACCAGATTGAATTAAAGGAACATCAAATTCAGAAAGATTAATAGCCTGTCTCATTTGTGACGCTGACATTTGTAATCTTGTTTGATCATCGTGTTCTAAAAATGGAATCATAGAAATAGCTACGGATGTTGGATTTTTTTCACATATTTCTTCATTAAAACGCATATTCTCATCATATTTTGATGAAGGTAATAAACATTGCAATACACCACAATTATCTCTATCAGATGTATCTACTGGACATATTCTTCCAAACATACTATCCGATAAATCTCTAAGATAATGTGGTACATTTGCTTTATTAAAACCACCAGGACCAACTAATGTAATTCTCGATAATTTTGTAAGCTCATCAATAGGATTAATTGAAAAATCAAACTGAACAATATCTGATAAATTACAATTAGCAAGAATTTTCTTTGAATTAATATTAAATTTTATTTTTGATTTTCTACTTGATATACATAAATCATAAACATTCTTCATTATTGTTGACAGCACAACATATTCAAAACATCTAATTCTTTTATTTGTATAATCTAAATCATCAATACTTTTATTATTTTTTAAAATATCTGTTAATTCATCTAAAACATTATCAAATCTCATAAATTTGGAAGTGATAATATCAATTTTAGGGATCAATGATAAAGCATATGCAATAATTTCTCCTGTTTTCTTTTTATCATATTTAGTAAAATATTCACCCAGATATTCTTGATAATCAATATTATCTACATAATATGCATATAAATCAAATAATAATTTTTCATAATCTGTTTGAGGGTTATCATTAATAACATATTCATTTAAATTAAATTTATTAACAATATAATCTGAATCAAAAGAAGCAAAATATACTAATGCAAATGGAATTTCTTTACCCATGAATGATAATTTAATATAAGGGTGTTTTTTTCCAGAAATAATTAAAATTGTTGATAAATTTGATCTAAATTTAATGTTTTTACCTCTTGTTACAATTGGAATATCATATAATTGAAATAATGGAATTTTTCTTTTACCTGCAATTGAAAAATAATTACCATCAATTAATTTTGGAATATAAACACTCAAATCAATTTCTTGAGTATTTCTTTTGAATTTTATAATGATATTTTTCTTTAAAGTTTTTTCAACTTCAGAAGAAGGTGATTCTTTAATATCAAATTCTGAAAGTATAAGACCAGCATCTTCTGCCGGTCTTAGTATTTCTCTAATATTCACCATTAAATTATTATATTCTTTTTCTCGTATATTAAATATATTTTCTTTGTTTTGAATTGAATAATTTGGATTCTTAATTCTCATCAAATATCCTCTTTTTTTATTTTTTATAATTTTAAATATTTGTTTTCCTACCTAATAACATATTATCTAAGATACCAGAATATAAACCTTCATTAGATATACCCCGTAAAAGATTCTTTTTCTGATTTGAAAATCCAAATCCCAATAACCATGATTCTTTACTTGGAATTGTTAAAATGCTAATAAATTCTGGAGAATAATTGTTTCTATCTTTTAATAATCTCCATTTTTTATTACCATACCACATTAATTGAGAAACTACTGATTCAAAATGAACATAATGTATTTCTTTTGAATAATTATAAATTTTAAATAATTTTTCAATCAATTCTTCACAATTTAAATCTTTATTTGAATGTAATAATTTAGATACAGATGATAAATCGCTAATAATATCTTCTTGTAACATATCCTCGCTACCCTTTTTAGTAATAGCTGCTCCCGAGTTATGTATAAATATTCCTGCCTTCAATGCAAAATTAGGATACTCTGAATCAACAGTTAAATCATAAAATTCTTCATATTCTGGTAAATCTATAAATTGTATATTTTTAACAAATCTATTATTTTTAATAAAATATCTGAATGACATTCGTTCAATAAATTTTCCATTTTTGTTTTCTAATTTTGATTTATTTTTTCTATAAATTGGCATTAATTGATCATTAACTTGTAAATCTTTTGCTTCTTTGGAAGTTCCATCTTGCATAATAAATTTATGATCTAATGTGCATTCAACTATTTCATCATTATCTAAAGTAACCTTAACCATTCTCTTTTCAAATCTATCTTTATAAGCATTCACAATCTTGCTAATATATATGTCTCCTTCTGGAGAACAATTAAATGTATAAAAATCTTCACCATTTTTAACTTTGTCATAAACTTCTTGAATTTCAAATGATTTATTATTAATATCTAAAATTCTTGTATTTTTTCTTAAACTCAAATGAAATGTGCGCAAAACTAACTGTGTAGATGCTTCACCTAAACTTTGAGCTGCAATCATTCCTATAAATGGTGAATGTAATATTTTATGTAAATCACCATAACACCTTTTACAAACCTTTTCACTTTTACAAAAAATAGGACTTCTAATTTTAATATTTTTACCAATTATATTCTTTAAATTATCATTTGTAATTAATTCTTCATTATCTCCATTTAAATAAAATTTATATAAAAGACATTTTGCCTTTTTCTCATCTTCAACGAATACATTTAGATAATCTTCAGTCCCACAATCATCAAGATTTGAATCTAATATTAAATTACAACATGCAAATGCAAGCTGTCTTGATAAATAACCTGAATCTCCTGTATTTATTGCAACGTCTAAAAGACCTTTTCTGCAGCCATAACTTGAATTGAAAAATTCATATTGAGTTAAACCTTCAACTAAATTATTTTTAACTGGTGTTTCAATAATTTTTCCTGAAAAATTTGAGATAAATCCTCTTGATAATAATATCTGTCTTACCTGTTCCCATGTTCCTCTAGAACCAGAATCTATGACATATGAATACATAAATTTATTTCTTAATTCATTTTCAATTTCTTTACTCGCTAATTCATTTAACTGTTCTCTAGAAGTATTTTTTGAATAGATTGTTTCTTTCAATTCATCAACATTATCAAGAATTAAACCATCTAAAGATAAAGTTGTTCCATATAATGTTGAATATTTATAACCTATCATTTTAATATCATCTAAAATCTTAGATGTAATTGTATAATCATATTTATCATTAATATCATTTAATAAATTAATAAGCTTCTTTTTATTAACAGGATCTTTTATAATAGGATAATCTTCAGGTAAACATTCATTAAATATTTTTAAACTTTCTGTTATTTGTTCATTTTTATATTCAATCTGTTTATTTAATTCAGGAATCATATTATTTGTTAAAATATAAACTCCTAAAATAATATCTTGAGAAGGAGTTGCTGATAGTGATATATTTGCAGGATTATATAAATTCTTAGTAAATAAGAATTTATCTAAAACTTCTTCTTTTGATTCTTTACTTATTGGTAAATATATTGCCATTTGATCTCCATCAAAATCTGCATTAAATCCCGCACATGCTAATGGATGAATTTTTATTACTTTATCAGTATTCATTTTAATCTTAAAACCTAATAAACTTAATCTGTGCAAAGAAGGTTGTCTATTTAATAAACAAACTTCATCCTTGATTACTTCTTCACAAATAGAAATCAAATTTAATTTATCCATTTCAATACACTCATCTATATAATCAACAGCTTCATTTTGAAGTTTAAAGTGATCATAATCTATTAATTTTTTTGAAATTTGTAATTTATATAATTCTAAAATCATTACATAAGGTAATGAACATTCGTCGATATCTATTACAGGATCAGGTGTAATTATAGCTCTTCCTGAAAAATCTATCCTTTTACCTAATATATTTCCACGAATCAAACCCTCTTTTTTAGATAATTTATCCAAAATAAATTCATATAATGTATTAACTAATTTTTGTAATTGTTTAAAATACATATAATATATTTCTTTTTTATTAAGAATATCTATATTTGTTTCTTCGATTGTTGCTTTATGATTTAAAAGGTGTGTATAATAACTATTTATTTCATCAGATTTCATTTGATCGTTTTTAGAACGAATTTTTGATGTTGGTCTTAAATCAGGAGGTAAAACTAAAACTTCATTGATCATTAAACTATCTATATGATCATTAATATATTTCCAATCAGGAATATCTATTAATTCTTCTGATAACCATGTTACTAATTTTATAATAGCCTCTGATTTTTCATATTTTTTAAATTTTTCTGGAGGCCATTTTTCGTCATTTTCTTCAACTACAAAATGATTATTTTCTTCGTCAACATATAATGATGATTTTTCATTTTTAATTAACAATTCTAATGGCTTTTTTATTTCACTTTTTCCTAATGAAACTAATAAATCATAAAAAATAGGATTTACAACAGGAATAGGTAAAATAATTTTTGCAAATCTTTTTCTTCTTTCACGATTAGATGTAATATCAACATGACAAACAGGACATTTTTTATTTGAATTAGAAGGACCCCAATAAATTCCACATTGACAAATATAATTTTTTAATGGACCAAAAATCTGTTCTGAAAAAAGACCATCTTTATGAAAATTTTTTTTATCTAAAATTTTTGATGTTTTAACTTCTTTAATTATCTTTATAAATTCCCTATTTATCAGTTTCGGCATTCATATCTCCTATGTAAGATTTTTCTTATTATATCCTTAATAAAAAATAAAAACAATATTTTATAAGGAGGAGGTATTATATAATACCTCCTCCTTTTCTTGACTTTAATATCTTAATGATTTTAATCTTTCAATTTCTTGATTCTTACCTTTTATTATATTTTCTAGTCTTTTGATTTGTATATTTTTCAATCTTATTTTTTCTAATAAGTCATTATCAATAATATAATTTTCATGTCTTAAACTTAGATCTTTTTTATCTGAATTATCAATTAACCTTTCAATAATGATTTGCCTAAATTTTATCATTTAATCTTTAGGATTTATTTTTTCATGTTTCTCAATAATTTTAATTAATTCAGAATCTGTTAATTCACAAATATCTTTATTCAATCCTTTTACTAATTTAAGAAGATTAATAATAAAAACGGATAATATTCTTTGTGATAATGTGGTCCTATACTTTTCTTCAAAAATGTTTTTGGATAAGAAA